CATGAGGATTTAGATCAAAAGGTGGTCTATAAATCGTTGAATCAATGTCAACCCACAAAACGGGTTGCATGAATTCTTCAAGTTTATTGTAGACAAAGGTCGACTTGAGTCGTGTATTGCCGATCCATGAACCAGAGTCTTCTAACCTTTCGACATGGCAAGGTATTTTTAATTCCTGACAGGTGGCAATAAAGGATTCTGCCTTACTCGGATATTCCCATGTATCAGTATAAAAACTAATAATGATTGGTTTCTTTTTAGGTGGCATTTCGGTTATCTCATGGCAATAAATTGATCTGATATACTATTCAAATCAATTTTTCTCGGAGGATCTATAAAGATCGTAGAATCCTCACTTGACAAAGTAGAAGGCAAAGACAGAGACTCAAAGTAGTCGGCAAATTTAGTATCATCACCCGACAGTTTATCCGAAAATCGTACCCATGCAGCAGGTATTCCGTATGCATGTGCAAGAATAATGCCATGAAGCGATGATGAAACGATTTTAGAGCATGACACAATTTGGTCTATAACCTCGAATGGGTTTGAGTTTAGGACATTGATGACCTTATGATCCTTTCCGTATTTATTCATAGCATACTTGTAGTCCACATAATGAGGAACAATGCCGGTACCTCCATTCTTAAATGCAGTAGGGTAATGAATTATCGGCATGAGAAGAGCAGGATCACCGTAAATGTCTGGACAGTCTCCACCGTTTTCCATTACTTTTTTTCGCGTACGAGGGCCGCGCACAAATCGCCAGTCCGCCAGATAAGAAAGAGTATCAGACTCTCGCATCGTGCCCGATCCGAGTACGACCGTACCCGCACCCGCAAATTTGGCTATCGACCCCACACAAAGGACTTTTGCTGCCCGAGGATTCTTATGATATTTGTACTTGACACCAAAGTGATCCAAAATAAGGGGTGTGAGTATGTCACCAAGGTTGCCAGGACTAGGACCCTTTGACCACCAAACTTTATGGGTCAAGACTCACGTGCTCCATTATCATTCCAAATATAGGACGAATTGCTTCGGCACATTGACGTGCAACTTCTTGGTGTTCTTTCTGTGTACCATTTCCGGATCGTAGTTGGATATAATGAATCCATGAACGAAGTGTCCCGTTCATGTACAAGCGTGATGCCATGAGACCTTCAGGAAGCACGGCACGAGCTTGTTCCTTGGCAATCCCATGTCTAATCGCGTATTCATACACCGCCTTGGCAAAGTTAGCCACGTTATCCTGATGCTCACCCCAAGTGATCTCCAAATCAAAACCATTTTCATCTGTCCGACCTTCTTCAAGCTCGATCGAATTTTGACGATTTTTTGTGTCTTGAAGTCGAGCCTCGCGCTTTACAAAATCCAAATCCTTAGTTGGGTCGGCATACCGTTGCGAGAACTCTTGGAAAGAAAAACTCCGGTGGCGGACGATCTGATGAGCAATATCTCGTGTAGTAGTAATTTCAAGACACACGTTTACCATCTCGAACGGTGACCAATGGGCATGTTTAGCAAGATATCGAATAAGTTTTTCTGAAGTTTCAGTATTTGTTTGATTGGACGGATTCGATACTCTGGCNCAATATGATACAAGGTTAAGAAGATCCTCTTTTTCTCCCTCAACGGTTTGGTCGACCGATCGACTATAACTAATGAGTTTCACATTACTCATACTTTTACTCCTTGAAAGTTTTTACGTTCTGACATAACCCTTGATGCCGTTGATGACCCATCAAAAACCGGAATGTCTGGTTGTTTATGGTTTGTGGAATTAGTGAGGGTCTGAGCATTATCCTCTACATCATAAAATTTCATGCGTGATTTATCCACGCCGATTACAAATCGTTTGTTCTGAGTCGGATCTGAATACCGATTCTTAAGCTGCTTGACCATCACCTGACCTAGATTCTCTAGCTCCTCGGTCGAGATCAGAGCAAACATCATGTCAGCCGTAGCAGGTACACCAAAAGATTCTGACGTATTATTTAGGTCAACATCTGAATTGGCAAACCCCTCACGATTCGACTGAGTAGCCGTCACGATGGGCAGATTAAATTCAATTGCAAGACCACGAACCTCCTCGGCAATGGATTTGATCAACGAATATGTATTAATCGAACTACCGAGACCACGCATTCTTGCCGATGAACAAATATTTAGGTAATCCACAAAGATAATATCAGGCGTAAAGTCACGTTTGAGTTTTAGCTCTTCAAGCAGAGCGCGGAAGTGACCCGTATGAGCAGAACCAGTCGGATACTCCTTGATGATAAGTTTACCCACAGACCGCTTAGCAATAGCTTCAATCTTACTTGAATATTGCTTATACGATAGATTCTCAATCTGGTCTATTGGAATATTAAGGAGATTTGCATCAATTCTTTCTGCAATTCGTTCCTCAGCCATTTCAAGTGTGACGTACAAGACGTTTTTGCCCTGCGTGAGAACCGACGCCGCGTGATGACACATGAACATAGATTTACCGACGCCAGTCGAGGCAAGAATGACATTGAGTGATTTACGTGGCAGACCACCCTTCGTAATCTTGTTCATATAATCAAGATCAAAGGGCATGCGTTCTTCTTTACGGTGATAGAATTCATAGCGCGAATCGGCGTCGTTGATATAATCATGACCAACTGATGTATCAAACGAAACGGACAATGCATCCTTTAATAGTTCTGGCAACGCATTCTTTGTAAGATTCTTATGTCGACCGTCAATAATGTTGATCGATTCCATAATCGCCAGATAGATCGCACGATCCTGACACCATTTCTCGGTCTGATCTTCAAGCCACTGTTTGTCTATATCTTTACCTTCTGACAGATCACTCAGCAGTGATGACGCTTCGGACGCATCATCTGGCGACAGTGTATCGGCATCAGATATTTCAATTGCAAGAGCCTCGGTTGTCGGCAGCTTGTTATATTTAGTGACAAATGCTACAATCGCGTCAAATACACCTCGATGGGCTCCTTCAAAATACTCCTTTTTCAGAAATGGAACTACACGACGAGTATATTCCTCATCGTGTAGCAGGTTACGCAGTATCGTTGTCTGTATTGTCGTCTCCGCCAATGCGATAATCTCCATTGTCAAATGCACTTGAAATGATGTACGTAAGAATGTCACCAATATAAGTTTGGAACTCTGTGTCGTTCTCTAGCTCTTCAGCAACATCAGCATCCTGATTCGTAATATTAAAGTCAAAGGATAATTCAGCCATATCTCGATCGTCGAGCATTTTTGCTGTTACTCGACCAAACTTTAGTTGGACACCATTCCAAGCATTATCAGCATCGATGCGGATTTCGGCGAGATGTGATTGATCATCATAAGTAGTTGAATTGTCGACATAACTGTAGTCCTTATCTGTAATCATTTTCACTCCTCCATAATTGGCTGAAGATCCTCGGGAAGATCCTCGGCGTCAATCATTGAGCGATAGCCGATCATATAATGGTTCCGAACAAACTCCTGGAACTTTTCGTCTGCGAGGATCGGATCCCAGAATTCCTTGTTCAGCGTATCTTTTTCTCGAACCTTAGGCTGAATCTCCTCACCCGTTTCAGTATCAACACGAGCATACCAACCCTGTGATGGCTTGGTCACATGACCCGACAGCAGAGCAATCTGAAGAAGACCAGAGTAAGGTTCAATGCCGCCTTCCCATGAAACAGAAATTGGAATCCGTGACTTTTCTTTCACGAACCGAGACTTCTCGACGTTGATAATAAAGTGATAGCCCTTGATCTCCGTGCCCTGCTTGTCCTGCTGACGACCAAGGATCCAGATATTGTCCGCCGAATAAGTAATGCCCGTGCCGCCAGAGACAATAGCCTTAGGAAACAGACCGATCTCTTGATACGTATGATTCACCGCAAGGAGCGGGATATTTTTCATCGTGAGATATGGGGTCACCATGCGGAACAGACCCTTCAGAGCCTTTGCACGAGACATATCCGCAACAGACTTTTCGTTCAGTGCATCCTCAAGTTCTTTCTTTGATGCGAGGTTACCGATCGAATCGATGACAACAATGACATGTTCACCGCGCTCGATGGCTTCTAGCTGATTCACAAGATCAAACTTGAGCTTCTCGACATCCATCACAGGCGTATGGAGAACACGGTTTGTATCAATATCAAACGATTCAAAATAGCCCTGCGGTGAGCCAAACTCAGAATCGTAGAACAATAGCACAGCATCATCATATTGTTTCATATATGCCGATGCCATCAGAAGAGCAAAAGAAGTCTTGAAGTGCTTTGACGGTCCAGCAAGGACTGTAAGCCCAGGAGTAAGACCGCCTTCAAGTTGACCAGACAGCGCGACATTAATCATCGGCACGTCCGTCTGGACCTGATCCTGTTCGGAAAAGAACTTGGACCGAGCGAGAATCGANGTCTCGTCGATCCGTGAGTTCTTTTTAAGTTTATCCATTACTGACATTGAATTACCTCATATTGTAGATTGGAATATCCATTATAACACATATTATGCCACATTGAAACCATAGTTTACGTTCTGTTCTTTTTCTCGTTTGTCCAGATCATCATATTGACCTCGGTAATTGGAAGCATTTACCTTAGTTGCGGTATCAAGAACACAGAATTTTTCTTTAGTGACGTAATTAAGAAGTGCTGCTGTATCCTTGGCAAAGCATGCTCCACCAAAGCCTCTACGTCCATCTGGTCCAGGAACTTGCATATGCGAAGTGCCCATCCGAGGATCACAAGCAAGAATTTCGGTAAAGTCGTCATAATCGTCTGTGAGGTTCATTTGCTCAAAGACGTCATATAGCTCGTTGAAGAATGTAACCTTCGTCGCAAGGAACGAATTGATGGTGTATTTAATCAGCGAAGCAACTTCAGGCTTTACAAGGAAATATGGGCAGGGAGCACATCTCGAGTAATCATTATACAGCGCAACTACCTCACTTGCAGGCTTGAAATGGTCTGATCCAAACACGTGCATATCCGGATTGATAAAATCCTCATTTGCAGTTCTTTCGCGAAGGAACTCTGGCGAATAGACCAGATTCTCGTATACACCAAAACACTCTCTTAATTTATCTGGAGTGACAGTCGACTTAATAACTGCAACACAGCTATTGCCATGGTCACGAAGCTCGTGACAGACGCTCAGTAGAATATCTGCATTGATAGAGCCATCGTGCCCCATTGGTGTCGGGACACAGATAAAGACAATCTCGGGATTAAAATCTTTTTGAGTGAATAGATCCTTTGTTTCTGCTGCATACTTAGGATCAGCAATCCGAATGACCGTCTCAGGTGTATCAAATCCATATTCGACAGCCTTGCCCACAAACCCGTGGCCAATAATACCGATATGCTTTTTCATCTTACTTATATTCCTCGCGCCAATCTGGCATCAATCGGTCAAACTCAGTTCGTAGTGCGTCATTGATGAATTCGTTGATCGTGATATCCATCACATGAGCTGCACGGGCAATAAGAGCCAATTCCGAGTCGGTGAGTTCAATTGGAACATTGACGGTTCCGTCGTCGTTATGTGTGATACCCTCGACGAGATCTCGTGCTAGCATCACAAAATCATCAAGTCCGTCGTCATCTATATAGTGAATCTTACCATAATGAGAATGCTTAATAGGGTCCAACATACGTTCAAAACTGTTCTGATCAAAGTCTTTTTTGAACTTAGAATTGACCCATCTATGATGCACGGAATCCTGAATATTGATCACATCAAGTTGGTATACGGTGTGATTGATCACGTCGAACAGTACATTGATTTGCCAATCCTCTTCCATTAGCGTCCATGACGCCGTGTTGTCTGTAAAGATCCCAGGATCGCTCATATTCACCGACATATATGAAATCTTACCTGAGTTGAGTAAGATCGATGTATAGATCGAGTGAATCTTTTCAAATAGATTATCTGGATGATATTTCATTATCAATTCTCCAATACGTTCAGACGAGTCTGATACCGATGCCGCTCTTTAGGTGACCGAGCGCTTTCGAGCGCCTCAGATAGCTGCTGCACGGTCATACCCTTGATCCTTGGCTTGCCGGTCCGAGTAGTCTTGGTTGACTGCTTGCCCTTACCGAGTCCTGTCGTTGCTCCCATTATAGTTCCTCCAACTCTTGTTCGACCTTCTCGATGGCCTTGGTGCGTGCAATTTCCTTAACGGTCGGAATAATATCCAATAGCTCGTCATACGAAAGTTTATTTGCCAGATGAATGACATTTGACTTATTGCCCGAGCGACCAGCTGATGCCTCGTCCCAACCAAAACGATAACCATAGGTTTCAAGCATCTGTTCAAATAGATATTTCTCAAAGTCTTCTGCCTGACCCTCTGGACAGTAGATATATCGAACACAGATCTGATTGCGGTCAAGACCTAGATCACGACGAACACGAGACGGTCCATATGAACCGTTGGCTCGAGCCTCGTAGGTCCGACCGACAATGTTATCCGAATAACCAATATACTTAAGCTTCTCGTGGATCAGAGAATCGCCAATCTCGTCAATGTCCTCCACTAAAGCAAACTGATAACAGCCAGATGATCCATGATTCTCGACGAGCTTTTCACCTGCCTTGGATGCGGCGGTAGGGATTTTGTCTACGGTAATCCAATCGGACACACCGAGGATGCTAATTTTATCGCCGTTATAGAGTACGTGGTTTTCCATGATGTAATTTCCTTTATGCTACAACCTTAAATTTGACCTTCGATGATTTATCTTGCCAATCCTTATTGGTATTTGTTTTATAGGCATGGCAATTGGCACAAAGAGTCTGTAGGTTTTCTGGTCTGTGATCATTGGAGTTACCATTTTTATGGTCAACCTGGAGCATACCTGTCCATACAATATTAGCGGTACAAGCAAATCCTAATCTAGAGTCAATATTTTCACAGTATGTTTTACGGTATTTTCTATATTCATGAAAGGAATTTTGCCAATCTCTTTTAGACAAACCTTTTTTAGCGGCACAATTTTCAACGTGGTGTTTATAGCAAAGAGTCCTGCGTATTAAAGAGCCATCCTTTCTGTAAAGTCCCGTATCATGACCTAATTCACCGCAGCCTTTGACCTTACACACTTGGTATGGCGATTTACTGTTGTTACACATAATATAAAGTACCATTCAGTTATTTGGAGAGTCCATTATACCATAGGTAGTCGACGCTGTAAACCCCTAGCCGAAAAAAGTTTGCACTAAGTTCATACACACGGCAGTGGAGGTGATTGCAGATCCAATCATGATGGCGCGGTCAGACCACTGCATTCCGACAAAAATCCAACCAATTCCTGAAATGATATACATAACTTGACCAGCGGTAACAAATCCTGCAGAAATTGAAAAAATCCCTGCCACCGCTGTGACCATCGCGAACCATTTAACATACCAGTCAGGTGTGCCGACCGGAGTGGTAGGCTTCGCAGATTCGTATTGTTCTTGAAGTTCAGAGAGTTCGGATACAAGCCTCCGTTTTTCCTCGG